GAGAGCAGAAGTTAAAATAGGTTATATATACAAAGTGGGTTATAGTGAAAATACTGGAAAAAGATTTAAACAAATAAGCAACGAATATGAGAATGAAATAACATTTATACACAGGATAAAAACAGACCATGCAAGGGTATTAGAAAGAATGATGCATAAATTGTTTTATAAAAAGTGTATTACATATTGTACAAATAAAACTAGTGAGTGGTTTAAATTAACAAATAAAGATGTTGAATGGTTTGAAAAATTTAAAGAATTTAACTTTAAAGATATAGAAAGTTTTGATGTTGGAATAAAAAAATTGTATAGTGATTATTATTTTAAAAGTGGAAGTGACAGAAAAGAAGTTAGTATAGAAAAGAAAGTTAATAATAGGAAAATTTTAGAGATAGAGTAAAATCTATCTTTTTTATTTAATAATTCGGTAATTGGAGCTTAAAGAGTAGTTTTCACCCTAGACACCAAAACTACGTTAAAAGTCTTGATGTAAAAGTGAAATGCTTTATTAATTCGTATAAATATCGCTTTAATTTCGCATGTTTTGAAACTTAAGTCTGTTATTCTGTCCACAGAACCGTTTCAACACCCTGTTATAGTTTCCTACAACAAACAGAATCGCCGAACCCCTTTAATTTTTTATAGTCGCCAAGTACGACTGAAATTAACCTAAAGGTTTTATTTTATACAGTTTAGGGTGACTTACATCATAAGCCTACTCGTTCCACATTCTGTTTATTTGATTAAGTATACTTTAGCATTGGATACAACAAAATACAATAACGAAAATAGAAAATTTCTATAGTCGTTGGTATACTAACGAAAAACTTATATAGATAAAAGTCGTTGGTATATTAATTTCCTCTTTTTTATTTAAATTTGCAATAAAATCAACGATATAGTAAAATATAAGTGCTAAGAAACTATGAAAGAGGTGGTAAGATTGGAAAAAAACAGGGGAGAGCCTAAGAAAAAGAAAAAACAAACAAAACAGGTAATTACTCTTGAAACTCCTTTGACTGTACCTCAAGAGAAATTTTGCGTTGAATATTCAAAGAGTGGAAGAGGTGCAGAGTCATATAAAAAATCTTATCCGAAATGTACTAAGACAACTACAGCAACAGCAGGGGCTAGCAGATTGTTAACTTATGTTAATATTCAGAAAAGACTAGAAGAATTAAGAATTGCAACTGAAAGCAACTCTATAGCCTCTATAACAGAGATTAAAGAGTTTTGGACAACTTTCCTAAGGAATGATAACCTAGAACCGAAAGAACGCGTAAAGGCTTCGGAATTGCTTGCTAAGACGTATGGGGCTTTTTTGGATAAGATAGAGGTTAAACAAGACGAAAATACACTTAGTGCTTTAGATAGAATTGAACAAATAGTTAAAAAGAGGTTTGAAAAATGATAGAAAGATTAGTTAAAAACACTCTATCAGCTTATAAAGATATGCCTATTGAGTTTTGCAAGGATTTCTTGAATATGCCTTTAATATGGCAAGGTCAACAAAAGATATTTAATAGTGTTGTTAAGAATAAAAGGACTACTGTACCAAGTGGACATTCTACTGGTAAAAGTGGGAGTGCTGCAGCATTAACTCTATGGTGGTTAGCTACTAGATATAAATCTAGGGTAATAGTAACAGCCCCTACATTTCGGCAATTAATGACAGTTTATTATGCAGAGGTTAATAAGTGGTATAATAACTCATTATTAAAAGAACTTAATATGTTTGAATGTATGGCTAACTTTATGCGTATAAATGATAAAAATTTAGCTAAAGAATGGTATATGTTGCCAATAAGTCCTAAAAGTCCAGATTCTCTACAAGGTCAACATGGAGATAAGTCCGAAGATGTTAGAAGCATTATGAAGCAAATGGGTATTGAAGAAATAAACGAGGATTCAGATATAAAAGCTATAGTTGAAAAGTTAAAACATCATTCTGGGGATAAGGAAAGCCAAGATGATTTACTTGTAATAATTGACGAGGGTTCTGGAGTAGAACAAGAAATAATGGAAGTTTTGGAGGGTTCAGACTACACTAGGCTTGTTATATTTGGAAATATGACTAAAAATACTGGTATGTTTTACGATAGTGTTTATAGGTCAAAAGGTCAATTTAATGTAATCAGACTTTCTTCTTATGATAGTCCTTTTATGAGCTATGAACAGATTGAATATATGGAAAATAGGTATGGTAAAGATTCTAATGTAGTTAAGGTTAGGTTAAGAGGAGAAGCTCCGGACCAAGAAAATGACACTATTATATCAAGAGAATTATTAGAAAAGTATATAGATTATGCACCTTTAGATGATAAAATATTAAACTCTAAAGAAATACAAATAGGTGTAGACGTTGCTAGGTTCGGGGATGATTCTACTATAATGTATGTTAAGCAAGGGAATTATATAATTGAAGAGATAAAACTCGATAAAAAGGACACTATGCAGACTGCTAATAGAGTTGCTAGAATAGTTAATGAATATTCACAAAATGACATAGTAGCAAAAATAGATGGGGTAGGAGTAGGTGGAGGTGTAATTGATAGATTAGCCGAACTACAATTTCAAAACTTGAATATAATTGAGATTCAAAACAATGCTAGAGCCTTCAATGAAAATGAGTACTGTAATGCCATTACTGAAATGTTTTATGAGTTCAACGAGTTCTTGAAACGTGGATTTGTAAGTATGCCAGATGATTCGGAATTAATTGAAGATTTGGCAGGTAGAAAATATGAGTTTGATTCAAAAGGCAGATTAAGAATTGAGAGTAAAGACGAGTTTAAAAAGAGGTTTGGAAGGTCTCCAGATAAAGGGGATGCATTTCTAATGACTTGGTACAATAATGAGGATTTGACTTTAATTAAGAAATAAAGTATATTTTATTAAAAAGGGGGTGTGAAATTGAATATATTCAAAGCGATAACTGAAAAAATATTGAGCATACCTTATGGAATGTGGAGAAATACTTCTTATTCTAATTATGCAGTAGACTATGATTTATTTGTTCAAGAAGCATACAACAATCCTTTTATTTATAAGGCTTTTAATGAAATTGTCACAGATTGTAAAACTATTAAAACTGGTGTTTTTAGAAATGATGGTAAAAAATGGGTATATGTAGAAAATCATGTAGTAAATAAATGGCTAAAAAATCCTAACCCAGAACTTAATGGTAAAGACTTTTTAGAGTATTATCTAATGTATATGTATTTCGGAGGAGGGCTTCTTTTATACAAAACTAAAGGTATATTGGATAAGCAAATATATATCTATTCCCCAGATAGTTTTGATATTCAAAGAGACGATAACTTGACTATAAGTGGTATAAAAATAGGGAATAGTTATTTTTCGGCAAATGAATTAAAAGACTTGAAGGTGTGTAAAGCTCCAAATATAGAAGATAAAATAGCAGGGAAGTCACAAGAGTTTAGACCTATTGTAAAATCTTTAGCATTGGTTGGAGATATGAGTAATTTTGCATTAAAGCATCAAAATACACAGTTAAAAAATAGTGGAAAAAGAAATGGTATAATGACTTATAAAAATATTAGGTCTACTTCTGCACTTGAAGAAGCTAAAAAGCAATTTAGAGGGCAGACTCATGGAGAAAGCACAGGCGACACAGCTTGGTTGAATGGGGATAATTACGATTTTAAATCTACTGATATGACACCTCAAGAGTTGGACTGGTTAGAAGGATTAAAATATACAGAAGAGGTAATATCTCAAGCTATGGGAGTTCCTGTTCAATTAATTTCAAGTAGGGGTACTACTTATAATAATTTAGCAGAAATGAAAAAGAAGGTGTACATTGATACGGCTATTCCATTAGTGCAAGATTATTGTGAGGATTTAACAGTGTTTTTTCAAGACGATTTGCAAGAAAATGAGAAGATATGGTATGATGTATCAGAGATAGAAGAGTTAAAGGAAAATGTTTTAGATATAGCAGAAAAGCTATCTAATGCACTTAGAGGGAAAGTAAGTTTAAACGAGTTTAGACAAGTATTATCTGAAAAGACTAATATAAACTTAAAGGCACTTCCAAGTGAATTAGGCGATAAAGTCCTTGTAACCTCAAGTGATATGTTCTTAGATGATTTGAACGTGGAATTAGTAGATGTTCCTGAGGAAAATACAGAAGATAGCACAAAGGAGTAATTAAATGGCAAAAACTAAAATAACTCCTAAAATGCTTAAACAAACTAAATTAATTCAAAAAGAAATTCAAAGAGTAACCGAACAGAATTACAAGGCGATTGCAAAAGTATTTGTTGACTTTGGAAATGATACAGAAAAGCAATTTGCTAAAATAACTATGCAAGATTTAAAGTGGGATGTATTAAAGTCTAGGCTTGATATAATGCTTAGTACAAACTCCAAGAGGTCGACAAAGTCTTTTGTTAATTTCTTGAACAAGTTATTTGACTTTAAACTTAAAACTGATAAAATTGAAGCTGTAGAGAATGAAGCTGTTAATCAGTATGCTAAGGGATTAGCTAAAAAGGTAACTTATGTTACTGAAACTACAAAGAATCAGATAGCTAGTCTAATTGATAACAATAAAGGACTAAATACAAATGATTTAGCTAAGTTGATAAATGAAAAGTTTGTTGAGATAAGCAAGGGAAGAGCAAGGACTATAAGTCGCACAGAATCGGCTAATTTATTTAACAATGCTAATCTTAATACAGCCAAAGAGGTTGGAATGAAGTATAAAACTTGGATTCATGGGGTTAATAGTCCTAATGAAAGACCACATCACAAAGCGTTAAGTGGTACTAAATTAAAGTTTGATGAGAAGTTTGTATTAAACGGAATAGAGTGCGACACGGCACATGATAACAACTTGCCTGCTCGTGAGGTTTGTAATTGTAGTTGTATTGTGCGTTACTCAAATAGATAAGGAGGTGTAAAGTGGATATAAGCAAAATTAAAGAAATAACTAACAGAGGTTTGCAACTAAAAAGACAATATTTTGCATATGGTACAGTAGATAGTATAACAACTGTTAGAGCCGATAAAGTTGAGGAATTAATAAAAGAATTAGCTATAAAATTGAAAGATAAAGAAAATCCTTTGGTATTAACAATGTTTTTTTATTTTGATAATATGGACTTCACAGGTATGGGGGGTGAAATATAGTTGAATGAAAACTTTGAAAAATTGTATAAATTAAGTACTGGTAGCACTGAAAACATTAATAAAATTGAGGGTATCGCTTCTGAATATGATGTTGAGGACAAAACTGGAGAAATTATAAAATACGGGGCTTTTGATAAAGATGTTGGTAAAGTAATCCCTATTCAGGTAATGCATGGTGGTGTAACTTCTACAGTTGGAACTGCAACTTTATCAAAACAAGGAAAAAAAATTGTAGTAGATGGGGAATTGTTTGACAATGATATGGGAAAAACCATTGCACTTGCAAAATCAAAGGGAGTACAGTATAATTTATCAATAGGTGGCAAAAGAATAGATTATGGCTTTGAAAAAGTAAATGGTAAAGATGTTTTAGTAACTACAAAAGGAACTATTTCAGAAGTAAGTATAACAGGAGAAAATCAACAGGCACACCCTAGTGCTATTGTGACTAAAAATTTCGAGGAGGAACAAATGGAAAAAATTGATTACAAAGAATTGGCTCTTGAAATAGCAAAAGCTATGGATTTGGCAGAAGATGGTAAAAAAACAAATGAAGAAATGAAGAAGATGCAAGAAGAGATAGGAACACTTAAAGAAGAAATTGAAAAAACAAAAGGTTCAGATGTTAAGCTTGAGGAATTAACAAAAGTTCTTGAAAAAATGGATAAAACTATTAATGAGTTATCTACTCCAGGAAACTTTGGAGCAAATGGAATTAATAAATCTTTAGAAGCTGAAATGGAAGCTTACGAAAAAGCTATACATGATGTGGATTTAGAAGGAACTGCATTTACAAAGGCTCTTAATACAACAGGAGGAGCTGCACTTATTCCTCAGTTGTTAGCAAATGAAATAATAAAAGATTTAAAAGATTCAAATGTTTTCTATGCTAATGCTAAAATCTATAGAGGTACTGGAAAATCATTAGAAATACCTGTTAGAGATTCTTGGACAAATACAGTTGAAGGAGTTGCAGAAGGTGCTGGAGTAGTTACAAAAGGAACTTTAACTTACACTAAACTTACAATAGATGCAGCAGTTATGCAATCAGAAATTGAGCTAACAGATGAAATGAGACAAGATACTTATTTCAATGTACAAGCAGAAGTTAGAGAAGCAGCAGTTGAAGATTTTGACGAAAAATTATCAACTAATATAGTAAGTGGAGTTATAGGAACTACACAAAAATTTGAAGGTTTTGCAGTTAATACTACAGTTATAGGAGCAGCAAGAGAAACATCAATTTCTTTAAAAATATTACCAGATGATTTATTGGATATGGAAATGGATTTGAAAAAAGCTGATAGAGTAGGAGCTAAATATTATGCTTCAAAAGACGCTATAAGAGATATGAAAAAATTCAAAGATACACAAGGTCAATACTTGTGGCAAGCACCTTTAACAGTTGGAGCACCTTCTACATTTAACGGTTATCCAGTTGAAGAAACAGACTTTATGAAAAACAAAACTGCTGGAGCTTGGGTTGCTGGAGATTTCCCTGTATTATTCGCTAACTTTGGTAAATTCTATGCAATTTATGAAAAAATGGGAATGGAAACAGAAATGGACAGAAAAGCATCTGAAAGAGTATGGAATAACATTACTAGAATGAGAGCTGGTGGAAAAGTTAAAAAGGCTTCTTGTGGTAAATTATTAAAAATTAAAGCATAGTTAGTTAAAAATAACTAAGGGAGGGATTATTCCCTTCCTTTTTTTAAATTGGAGGTGTAAAATTGGCTAATTTATTAAAAGATTCAGCTATACAAGTAAAAATGCTTGAGATACTAGGATTCACACCTACAACTCTTTGGACAGATATCGCTTGGGAAAGATTATGTGAGTTAGTAGGATATGATTTATCTGGCGGAACAACTAAAGAAGTATTTCAAGGTGGAATTGATGACAAAATACTTTATTTAGTCAAAAGACCCGTTAAAGCTATAAGCAAAATAACTTTTAATAACATTAAACAAGCTTCAAGCAGTTATGGGATTTATAAAGAAATAGCGGTAAGATTTGATAGATATCTACCGCAAAATACTAGACATCCTTATGGAATGAGTGGAATTTGCAATAATAACGAGATTATTGTAGAATATATGGGAGGATTTACAGTAGCTACATTTCCAAATTTATTAATAATGGTTGCTTGTGATTTGATTAATACTCTACAATTACAAACTGGAGAAGAAGGAAATCTATCAAGTTATAAAATATCTGATATTGCTTATCAATGGAAATCTAATGCAGAAATTACAGGAAAGTTTGACAATATTTTGAGTAATTATAGGAGCTTCTAATGGCTGAAGTTAAATGGGTAAGTAGAAAACAACTTGATAAGATTGAAAAAGAGTTAGATTACTTGAAAACTCACGCTGTATGGGTTGGATTTGTAGGTGGAGAAGCTGATGCATTAGAGGATATGGTTCCTATTTGGTTATATGCAAATTATAATGAATATGGTTCTAGTTCTAGAGGTATACCTTCAAGACCATTTTTCAGAACAGCTTTAAACAACAATAGAAAGTATATAAAAGAACAGCTTAAAGAGTTATTGGGAAAAGTTGCCACGGGTAAAATGACTGGAGAAAATGCTCTAAAAAGTATAGGGTTGGAAGTCCAAGGATTGATACAAGATAGCATAAAAAATGGTAACTGGGAGCCAAATTCAGCTAGAACTATAAGAAAAAAAAAGTTCAAAGGTCAACCACTTATTGAAACAGGAAGTATGTTAAGAGCAGTTAGTTTTGAGATTAGGAGGAGATAATGGATAAAGTAATTTTGTTAAAAAAACACATGAAAACCTTCTATATCTTTGAGAACAACCAAGAATTTGACGCAGAAGGGGAAATAGTAGGGAATACAGTAGTTTCACAATTTCAAGGTGCATTATTACCTCTAAGCAATTCAGATTTACAAAGGCTAGACAGAGGGGACGTGTCCTTTACAGATAAGAAAATATACACTAAAAGAGATTTCAAAAATGGAGACCAATTTGTCGATTCTGATTCTCAAGATGGGTATAAATGGCTAGTAAAAGCCAAGTTAGATTATGGGTATCAAGCAGATATTAATATATTTGTGATTGGTGGTGTAGAATGACTGAATTAGAAAGATTAAAAAAGTTTCTTAATGCTAATATAGTAGGTTTTCCAATTATAATAGCTAACCCAAAGATAAAAGCCCCACCAATGCCATATGCTGTAATTAAGCAGATTCCAAGTGCAGAGGATAGGGGAGTTTTGAGGACTAGAGCAAGGAAAAATGAAACTACAATCACAGAAACTATTGTGCGTAGGATTGAGTTATACTTGCAGTTCGACATGTATGCTACAACAAGCGATTCAGCTTATGAGAACGCCTGTTTACTCAAAGAGAACATTTACATTATATTAAGGGATAAGCTAAATTTAGAAGGTTTTGGAGTGTTAGAACAAAGATCAAGTAATGATATAACTGATAGAACTTATTTAGAACAATCAGATTTTGTCTATAGGTATGGATTTGATGTAATAATCGATACAAAACGTACAGTAACAATGGATACAGAAGAGCCACAAACGGT